CGGTGACCAATTCGCTGATGGATAAGATCGCAGCGAAGTGTCACATCAAGGCACCGGAGAACGGTGCAGCAACTGAACAGACAACGGATAACGGGCGTTCCTGTGATGAGATCAGGGAACGCTTGAATTTTATCAAGAGATTCATTTAAGGAGGAATCGAGCTATGACTATCAAAGATATGATCGAGAAAAGAGCGAAGGTGTGGGAGACCGCGAAGAACTTTGTGGATACCCACGAGAATGAGAACGGCGTTCTGTCTGCGGAGGATAACGCGACTTACAGCCGTATGGAGCAGGAGATCGAGGATCTGACTGCGGCGATCGACCGTCAGCAGAGAGCCGAGGCAAGGGAGGCTGAATTCAACAAGCCTGTGAATATGCCTCTTACCGGAAGACCTGCAAGGCAGGAAGTTGAGGAAAAGACCGGTCGCGCCTCCAATGCGTACAAGGAAGACTTCGGTGCGCATCTTAGAGGAAAGAGATTGGTTCATAATGTCCTTTCCGAAGGCGTTCAGGCGGACGGCGGATACCTTGTTCCGGAAGAGTTTGAGCGTCAGATCGTATCCGGTCTTGATGAGGCGAACGTGGTGAGAGGGCTTGCGAAGGTCATTACCACAAGCGCTGAAAGAAAGATCCCGGTTGCGGCTACCCACTCTACCGCTGCATGGACGGCTGAGAACGGGGCTTATACTCCGAGCGATCCTTCCTTTGACCAGAAAACCATTGATGCCTTCAAGCTTACCGATCTTGTGAAGGTTTCCATCGAGCTTCTTCAGGATTCCATGTTTGATCTGGAAAGCTACATTGCGGCTGAGTTCGCAAGGGCTTTCGGTATCGCGGAGGAAGAGGCGTTCTGCGTGGGTACCGGAACCGGTCAGCCTACGGGTATTTTTACCGCAAACGGCGGCGAGGTCGGCGTGACAGCTGCAGGTTCTACCGCTGTGACCGCGGATGAGCTGATCAGCCTTGTCTATTCGCTTAAGAGTCCTTACCGCAGAAACGCGAAGTTCCTTGCGAATGACGCGACTATCTCTGCAATCAGGAAGCTTAAGGATGGCAACGGTGTTTATCTCTGGCAGCCTTCCCTTCAGGCAGGTGAACCGGACAAGCTCCTGGGCTATGACCTTTATACCAGTCCTTATGTACCGCAGATGGAAGCAGGTGCTTTCTCTTTGGCGTTCGGTGATTTCAAGAATTACTGGATTGCTGACCGTGCGGGAAGAACTGTGCAGAGACTCAATGAGCTTTACAGCACCAACGGCCAGGTCGGCTTTGTTGCTACTGAGCGTGTTGACGGCAAGGTCATTCTTCCTGAGGGCATCAAGCTCCTGAAGATGAAGGCGTAAGGATAACGGATAACAGGGCTGCTGTATCAGATGATATGGCAGCCCGGATTTTGGAGGTGGAAAATGAGCGATTATAACGCAAGGAATTATACCGAGCAGGGCGGTGAGGTCACTCATATCGGCGGAAAGATTGTCTATGACAACGGCCTGATGCCGAATATGAGCATTGCTGACGTGACAAGCGATACTGTGGCAAAAGTCAGAACCAGTCTGAATGCCCTGATCACGAATCTTAAGAATGCAGGCCTCATGATAGGTGACGCGTTTACGATGCAGTATGCGGCTGTGACGGACAGCGTTGCCGGTCATGCAGACCGTTCCTATAACACGGGGAAGATTTCCAGTGTTGCGGTGGATAACGATGATCACATCATTACGATCACTTTGTCCGATAAGGTGAAGAATCTTAAGGACTTCGAGGCTGGTAATGGCTGGGGCAAACACAAGTGGCTTGGAGTTGGTCTTGGGGTCGGGATCTCTCCGATCACCGGTCTTTATTACAACGGAGATGCTTTGAGCGCTGAAGATGTTACGGAAGCGACTCAGTGTGGTCTGGATGCCGGATATTTTGTCCGCTGGGTTGCGGCTGATCTGGTGCTTGCCGGTAATAACACCGAGAAGTCCGTCGATACCTTTACACTCTGGGCGGATGGTTATGCGGAAACGGCGTATAAGCTTGTAATCGTGGAGCCGGATGCGGAGTAAGGAATATAGGCGGTGGAGAAATCTGCCGCCTTTATTGTGAGGTGATTTCAGATGACTTTGACTGTGGAAGAAATGAAGAATTATCTGCGGATCGATTTCGAGGATGATGATTCACTTTTGGAAAACTTCATAGCAGCCGGGAAGAAGCAGTGCATGGATATCCTGCGGACGGACGATGAAGCTGATCTGGATGCCTGTGCCAACGGAAAGATCGCCGTGATGTTTACGGTGGCTTATCTGTATGAACACAGGGAGGAGGCTGACCACCATGCGATGGATCTGACGCTTCGGGCTTTGCTGTTCGGTAGCCGGAAGGAGGGATTCTGATGGATGTGGCAGCTTTAAGGTCCAAGGTGACATTCCAGAAGAATGAAACCGTGACGGATAAGCACGGCAATCATAAGAATGCCTGGACGGATTACTATACCTGCTTTGCCACAATCGGCGGCGAAGGGATGGCGAGTTCCAAGGAAGAACAGGTTGCCGGAACTACGGTTGAAGAGACTTCCATGACGGTTACGGTCCGGTATTGCAGTAAGGCTGCGGCGGTCACTTCCATGGGGTTCAGGGTAATGTTCATGGGTGAGATCTACAACATCGAGAACATTGACCATATGAATTTCAGGAAGAAGTCGCTGAAGTTTACCTGCAGGAAGGAGCGGCGATGAGTCAGACGATAAAGATAGATCAGCTGGCGGATACCGTGATGAAGGGCATGGAGGAATATGCGAAGCTTGCGGCGGATGACCTGAAGAAGGATGTGAAGAAAGCCGGGGATACCGTGAAGAAGCAGATCGAGGGTACGGCTCCGAAGAAGACCGGGAAGTATTCCAAGAGCTGGGCGGTGAAAAAGACCAGGGAGACTTCTGATTCCATCCAGGTCGTGGTGCATTCCAAGAGGTATCAGCTGACGCATCTTTTGGAGTTTGGCCACGCAAAGAGGGGCGGCGGAAGGACAAGGGCTTTTCCGCATATTGCTCCTGCAGAGCAGGCGGGCATCGAGCAGCTGACAAGGGATATCGAAAGGGATTTACAGAAAGGCGGGTAACGATGACGCATGATGAAGTGATGCAGATGCTGGCGGAATTGAAGATCCCTTTTGCGTATGACCATTTTGCAGAAGGTGAATCGCCTGATCCGCCGTTCATCTGCTTTTTATTTCCGGGTTCGGAGAACTTTGCCGCGGATGATGTGGTTTACATGGAGTTTTCCAACCTGAGCATTGAACTATATACCGACGAGAAGGATCCGGAGCTGGAAGACCGCGTGGAAGCGGTGTTGAACGCGCATGAGATTTTCTGGAACAAATCGGAGGTATGGATCGAATCAGAAAAACTATACGAAGTGCTGTACCAGATGACGGTATAGCGGAAAGAGAGGTTGATTATGTCGAGTACAAATAACAAGGTGAAGTTCGGCCTTAAGAACTGCCATTATGCGAAGGCTACCCTTGATCCGGATACCAATGCCGTGACATTTGGTACGCCTGTTGCGATTCCGGGAGCGGTGAACCTGTCGCTGGATCCGGAAGGAGATACGGAGCCGTTCTATGCAGATGATATGGTTTATTACACCACGGTAGCGAACAACGGTTATTCCGGGGATCTGGAAATCGCGTTGATTCCGGAAAGCTTCAGGAAGGACATCTTGAAGGAGACTGAGGATGCGAACGGCGTTCTGGTGGAGGATTCCACGGTGGAGCCGGAGCATTTTGCTCTGCTTTTCGAGTTCTCAGGGGATAAGAAAAAGATCAGACACTGCATGTATTACTGTACCGCTGCAAGACCGACCATCGAAGGCAAGACCAATGAGGATAGTAAGGAAGTACAGACCGAGAAGTTGGAGATTACAGCGACTCCGCTTCCGAATGGTCTTGTAAAGGTGAAGACCGGTGCGAATACGTCAGATGCGGTTTATAACGGATGGTATTCCAATGTTTATCAGACAGAGCATGCACAGGTATCTGCGGTTCTTACCGGGATTACGATCGGAAGCCTTCAGCTTACGCCTGCTTTTGATGCAGGAACCACTTCCTATACGGCTGAGACCGTGAATGATGAGGATGCTGTATCGGCTACTGCGGCAAGCGGAACGGCGGTCACAATTCTTGTGAACGGAGTGGCTCATACCAGCGGCAATGATGCGACCTGGGCGAGCGGAACCAATACCGTGACGGTGATCGCAAGTAAGACCGGATGCACCAGCACGGCTTATACCGTGACGGTGACAAAGAACGGACAGGGTTGATAAGTGTTGAGGGCAGGGCTTTACGCTCTGCCCATTCTTGTGATTGGAGGAAAGTGAAATGGCACTTACAAAAACAGTGAATATTGATGGCAAAGATGTGACTTTCAAAGCATCAGCAGCTATTCCGAGGATATACAGAAACAGATTCCATCGTGATATCTATAAGGATCTGCATGACCTTCAGAAGAGCATCGATCAGGAAGATCCGGAGGCATCTGCTTTGGATACTTTCTCTTTGGAACTGTTCGAGGATATCAGTTATATCATGGCGAAGCATGCGGATCCGCAGGGTGTTCCCGATACGCCAGATGAATGGCTTGACCAGTTCGGAACCTTTTCCATTTACCAGGTGCTTCCTGAGATCATTGAGCTTTGGGGCTTGAATGTGCAGACGCAGGTGGAGAGTAAAAAAAACTTCGAGCGACTGACCGGGAAATGACAACGCCTCTGCTATTGCTGAGGTGTGTACAGCTGGGAATCCATATCAGCGAGCTGGATCTTTTGACAATCGGAACCGTGATGGATATGTACACAGAGCTTCAGAGGGATGATGAGCCTCATGATCAGATAGCAAGCCAGGATGATATGGATCGATTCTAATGGGAAGGAGGTTGAGACATGGCTGGCAGAATCCAGGGTATTACCGTTGAGATCGGCGGCGATACTACCAAACTACAAACTGCCTTAAAGGGCGTAAATACAGAGATCAGGAATACGCAGAGCCAGCTGAAAGATGTCGATAAGCTCCTGAAACTGGATCCGGGGAATACGGAACTGCTTGCCCAGAAGCACAGGCTCCTGGGGGATGCCGTCAAGGAAACGAAGGAAAAGCTGGAGACCTTGAAGACGGCAGCGGAACAGGCTGAGCAGGCGTTAAAGGAAGGTGCGATCACGCAGGATCAGTATGACGGCCTGCAGCGTGAAATCGTTGAAACAGAACAGAAGCTGAAGTCCTTGGAGGAACAGGCGAAGCAGTCAGGAACGGCTTTGCAGAATATCGCCGCTAAGGGCGAGAAGCTGAAGACGGTTGGTGACAATATCAGCAATGTCGGAACAAAGCTTCTTCCGGTTACGGCGGGTGTTGTTGGGCTTGGTACGGCGGCGGTGAAAACTGCCGCTGATTTTGACTCTGCCATGAGCAAGGTGGCTGCGGTATCTGGTGCGACAGGAAAAGATCTGGACGCTTTGAGAGATAAAGCCCGTGAGATGGGAAGCAAGACAAAATTCTCCGCGTCTGAGGCGGCTGAAGCCATGAACTATATGGCGATGGCAGGCTGGAAGACCGAGGATATGCTTTCTGGTATCGAAGGCGTGATGAACCTTGCAGCTGCTTCCGGTGAGGATCTGGCGACCACTTCCGATATCGTAACTGATGCATTGACGGCATTCGGATTATCGGCAAAGGACTCCGGGCATTTTGCGGATATCCTTGCGGCTGCGAGTAGCAATGCCAATACCAACGTCAGCATGATGGGCGAGACTTTCAAGTATTGCGCTCCGATTGCTGGTGCTTTGGGATTCTCTGCGGAGGATACGGCAGAAGCAATCGGTCTGATGGCCAATGCAGGCATCAAGGGATCTCAGGCCGGTACTGCTTTAAGAACGATCATGAACAACCTGTCCGGGGATGTGAAGATCTGCGGATCTTCCATCGGAGAAGTTACGGTTGCGACCACGAACGCTGACGGTTCTATGAGGGATCTGTCGGATATCCTGGCTGACTGCAGAACAGCGTTTTCGGGATTATCAGAATCTGAGAAGGCAGCTGCAGCGGAAAGCCTTGTTGGAAAGAATGCGATGTCCGGTTTCCTGGCTCTGATGAACGCCGGGGAAGCAGATATCAATAAGCTTTCATCTGCGATCGACAACTGTGACGGCTGTGCTGCGGGCATGGCTGAGACCATGAATGATAACCTTGCTGGTCAGCTGACAATCCTGAAATCACAGCTGCAGGAACTGGCTATCTCTTTTGGAGAACTGTTGATGCCTGCGATCAGAACCATTGTCGGGTGGATCCAGAAGTTTGTGGACTGGCTTAATTCAATGGATGAAGGCACACGGAAAGTCATTGTTACGATTGCACTGGTGGCGGCGGCTATCGGTCCGGTGCTGATCATAGTCGGGAAAGTCATATCTGCTATCGGTACGATCATGACGATCATTCCGAAGCTGGCAGGCGTGATCAATGCGGCTAAGGGTGTAATTGCAGCCTTCAATGCGGTATGCGCAGCCAATCCATATGTGCTGATCATTGCGGCGATCGTGGCTCTTGTGGCAGCTTTCATTTATCTCTGGAATAACTGCGAAGAGTTCCGTCAGTTCTGGATCGACCTTTGGGAGAGTATCAAAGAGATTGCTGTTGCCGTGTGGGAGGCTCTGAAAGAGTTCTTTACAGCGGCATGGGAAGCAATAAAGACCACGGCTGTAACAGTCTGGAATGCGATCAAGGATTTCTTTACCGGGCTTTGGGAGGGTATCAAGAATATCTTCACGACTGTGGTAAATGCGATCAGTACGTTCCTGACAAATGCCTGGAACGCAATTAAGAATACCGTGACTACGGTGTTTAATGCGATAAAAACCTTTTTCACTACGATCTGGAACGGGATCAAATCGGTTATCACAACAGTGGTGACGGCGATATCCACCTTCCTGAGTACGGCATGGAATGGTATCAAGACCGCAATCACAACGGTACTGAATGCAATCAAGTCCGTGGTAACTACGGTCTGGAACGGCATTAAGACCACAATCACGAATATCGTGAACGGGATCAAGAATGCGGTCACGACAGCATGGAACAATATTAAATCTGCGGTATCGAATGCAGCCAATGCCATAAAGAACGCTGTTTCCAATGCGTTCAATGCGATGCTGAACGGCATCAAGAATGTCTGCGGAAATATCTATGGTGCTGTAAAGAGCGGATTTGACAAGGCAATCAATTTTGTGAAGAACCTGGCATCGGAAGCCTTCCAGTGGGGCGCTGATTTTATCGGCGGTATCGTAAATGGTATAAAGTCCATGATCGGCAAGGTCGGGGATGCGGTTTCATCGGTTGCGGATAAGATCCGAAGCTTCCTGCATTTCTCCGTGCCGGATGAAGGACCTTTGACGGACTATGAGAAGTGGATGCCTGATTTTATTGGAGGCTTGGCGAAGGGCATTGAGAAGAGCCGGGGTATGATTGAGAACGCCATGAACGGCGTTACTTCTGATCTGACCATTACTCCGAGGGTGATGGCGGCATCAGGCGGTTATGCCGGAGCCGGTGTTTCGGGCGGTGATCTGATCTCCGGTATCAATACGGCGCTGAATACGGCTCTTGCAGGTGGAGGCGCTGCCGGGGATATCGTGATCCCTGTTTATATCGGCGGTGACATGATCGATGAGATTGTGGTTACGGCTCAGCAGAGAATGAATCTAAGAAGTGGAGGCAGGTAAGATGGCTCATATGCAGTATCTTGTTTTTAACAATGAGAACATCCCAAAGCCTGCCTCTTATTCTGTGAATCTGACAGATGTGGAGGCGGACAGCGGAGGTGTGACAGAGGCAGGTACCACGCAGAGGGACGTTGTCCGTGAGGGCGTGGTACAGATCGGGGTCACTTTCAGGGTATCAAAGAAGTGGCTTAATAAGTTTTCGGCGTATAAGAAGCTGGCAAGCATCACGGTGGGTTATCTGGATTTGGAGACAATGAACATCGTGAATACGCAGATGTATATTGACGGATATCAGGTGAAGCTGGTTTCCGATACGTCGTATGGTTCACTTTGGGAGGTTTCCTTCACATTGAAAGAGTTTTAAGGAGGGCAGCTATGTATCCAGTGAGCAGCGCCTTCCTAAATGCGGTGAAGGCGAACAACAGAAAATACTACTGGACCGGTAAGATCACAACGACTGCCGGGACGGTTTATAACTTCGACCAGGAAGATATGGTCAAAGGAAGCGGTTATATCACAAGCCAGTGCTGTGGAAGTACGGAGATCGAGCTTGGTACGGTGTATGCCGCTGAGATGGGGATTTCGCTTTTCTCCGAGATCAACAGGTACACTCTTGAAGATGCTATCGTGGAGTTGTTTTATCATCTGAAGATATCGAACAGCAGAAGCAGCACAGATCTGGATCCGAATTACGACCAGTCTATTGAGGCTGATGGCATTTATGAAACGATTCCTATGGGGATCTTTGAGGTGTCGGAGGCGAACAGGAAAGCGAAGAGCCTGGAGATAAAGGCTTACGATTATATGGTGAGATTCGAGAAGAATTTCACAGCTCAGGAATCAATAGGTAATGCCTACGACTTTATGACGCTGTGCGCTACCGCCTGCAGCGTTACTCTGGCTCAGGACAGAGAAACAATCGAAGCGATGCCAAACGGATCTGAGAATCTTTCAATCTATACGGATAATGATATCGAAACCTTCAGGGATGTCCTGTTTTATGTGGGGCAGGTGCTTGGAGGTTTCTTTGTTATCAATAGATCCGGGGAACTTGAATTGCGGAAATACGGGAATGTATCTGTACTTACTGTGGAGAGAAGGCATCGTTTTACTTCCAGTTTTTCGGATTTTATCACAAGGTACACGGCGGTAAGTTCCACAAACCTTCGGACGCAGGTTGCGGAGTATTATCATCTGGATCCCGATGATGGGTTGACCATGAATCTTGGAGTGAATCCGTTGCTTCAGTTCGGATTGGACGAAACAAGGCGGGAACTCTGTGAGAATATCCTGAATGACCTGTCACTCGTGAATTATGTGCCGTTTGACTCAGATACTATCGGAAATCCTGCTTTGGATGTGGGCGATATTCTTTCGTTTTCCGGTGGACAGGCTGACTCGACAAAGATTGCATGTATCACATCGAATAGTATTAAAATCGGCGGCAGACAGGCAATCAAGTGTGTCGGAAAGAATCCGAGATTGTCACAGGCAAAGAGCAAGAATGACAAGAATATTTCCGGATTATTGGCTCAAATTGAGGCAGGGAAGATAGGGATTCACACCTTTACGAATGCTTCCGCCTTCACAGTTCAGGATATTGATACAAAGATTATTTCCATTGAGTTTGCAACATCGGAGGCTAATCATGCACAGTTCTTTGGGCAGGTGATCGTAAATGTCAGCGCGGATTCCGTTACGAAGACGGCAACTGCAACAGGCAGTGTGACAATTCCGTCGGTTAATGTTGATGGGGTACCAATTGATCCTGATGATCCGGAAGAGGAACCCGTGGTAATAGGAAGTACGGAAGAGCAGACGGTAAATGTTTCATTGCCGGTTTCCTGGACGGAGGACGGGCAGGCGGTCGTTACTTTTATCTTTGAGTTCAACGATGAGATCGTACTGGTACATCAGCCTGTAGAAACCTGGCATTCAGGAAAGCACACGATCCTTTTGTATTATCCTATTGAGAATGTGATCGCTAATTATACAAATACCTTTAATGTTTACATGCGGGTTGCAGGCGGCAGCGGTACTGTAGACACCGGATGGTGTGTAGCTTCTATTTCCGGACAAGGAATGGGGGCAAGCGCAGCATGGGATGGAACTATCACTATTGAAGAATACATTGATATGGTTGGTATCAGTGGAGGTCTTCAGCTGGCTGCGATTCAGGAAAATATCCAGTTTAAGATTGATGAGCTGGTTCAGAGATCCTATTCGGATGTTGTCATTGGAAGAAAGGCACTTGGTGCTTTTGCAATGCCGGTAGATGTTACAGGCAGCAATACACCGACAGTATAAGGAGGGCGACATGATTTTACATGGTGAAATGGTCATAGAACTGACCGATGAGAATACAGGAACGGTTGAAACGATCCGTGAGAGTAATATGGTCACGAATGCAGTGAACCATCTTTTGGGCTTGAATCCAATGGGAGTGTTTTACAAGGCCTCCGGACAGTATGACGATATGCTGATCTGGAATGATGCGCTTCTGCCTATATGCCCGAATATGATAGGTGGGATACTGCTTTATCCTTCGGCTTTAACAGAAAATGCAGATAACATTTTTCCTTCATCTGCTGTTTTGCCTGTGGCATATGCGTCAAATGATGTGAATGCAACAGCAGATACGGCGAGGGGAAGTATGAATCTGGTCGAGAGCCGTGCTTTGGATGACGGCTATAAGTTCGTGTGGGAATTTACTCCTTCGCAGGGTAATGGAACTATTGCAGCGGTGGCGCTGACTTCTGCGAAGGGAGGAAATTCAGTATTTGGAAATGCGATCGATTCCACAAATGGTTATCTGAAAGTAAAGGAAACCAGGCTTGATTCGCAGACAAACGATGAACTGGCTCTGTTGTATTCCGCAGTTGAAATTGATTTTGAGAATAACATTTTCTATTCACTGAGGTTTGTGGATTCATCTGTTATCGTTAGAAAGCTTAGATTGCCGGTATTTACGATGGGATTGAATGATAAGCTGGATGATACGACATGTACTGTGTTAGAGGAAACGACGCTCCACTGCAGTACATTTTCCTTTACTACCGGCTATACACCTTACGGCGATTTTATGGATGGTCATGATGGGTATTGGTATGGATTTTCAAATACATCAAATTCATCCGGCGATGCAACGATGAAGTGGATCAAGATCAAAAAGAGCGATCTGACATTTACAGAGGGAGTATGGACTCTCTCGAATGCCCACCTGCAGGCAATTGGCTCTTTTAAAATGGATACCTATGTGAACAGGGCAATTAGGGGTGTTATCAGTAATGGATATCTGTACCTGATGTCTTATGAGAAGACGGGGATTTATAAGATTAACCTTGCGAACACGACGGATATTACACTGATTTCGTTGGGCTTTGAATCTGAGTATAGAACCTTATCCGGGTCAGCTACAAGTCAGACATATATGACGATGATCAACGATTTTATCATCGGCTATGACTTTATCATCAAGGCAGATGATACAGTGATAGCGCTTGCGGGAGCATCGAGATTTCCTTATATTGGAACGCCGATGTTCCAGTATAAGGAATTTCTGACCTGCTTTGGAGGCAACTATGGTACGGATTGTCATACAACCTGGCTGTTGATGCCATATCTGGCTTCCATCAACAATTTGTCGCAGGCAATCGTGAAAAATGCGGATAAGACGATGAAGATCACATATACGCTGACGGAGCAGGCGGCAACGCCGTAAAGCTTCGGGTAACTGAATAATTGTTTTCGAGGGATGGCTTCGGCTGTCCCTTTTAGTTTGCAACGAAATGGAGGGATTTGTGATGAAAGAGTTTTGGAATGTGGTTCAGGCGATATTTGCGGCTGTGGGCGGATGGCTTGGCTATTTCCTTGGAGGATGTGATGGGCTTTTGTATGCGCTTCTGGCTTTCGTGGTGCTGGACTATATCACCGGGATTATGTGCGCTGTGGCGGATAAGAAGCTTTCGTCTGCCGTAGGGTTCAAAGGAATCTGCCGGAAGGTGCTGATCTTTGCGCTGGTAGGTATCGGGCATCTGCTTGATACACAGATCTTCGGAGAAGCTGGCGTGCTGAGAACGGCGATCATTTTCTTCTATCTGAGCAATGAAGGGCTGTCGCTGGTGGAGAACGCCGCGTATTTGGGATTGCCTATTCCGGTGAAACTCAGGAAGGTGCTGGAACAGCTGCATGATCGCAGCGAAAAGGAAGAGGATAAAAAGGATGGTGAGAAATAATGGGATATACGAATAGTCCGATGGTAGTTTATACGAAGCTGAGTCCGAACCATTCCGGACAGAGGACGATGGCGATTGACAGGATCACGCCTCATTGTGTTGTCGGTCAGTGTACGGCGGAAGGTCTGGGCGACTGGTTTTATAAGAGCAGCACACAGGCATCCAGCAATTACGGCATCGACAAGGACGGACGTGTCGGGATGTATGTGGAAGAGAAAAACCGTTCCTGGTGTTCTTCTTCCGGAGCGAATGACCAGAGGGCGATCACGATCGAGTGCGCGTCCGATACCACGGAACCTTTTGCCTTCAGGGATATCGTGTATAAGCGTTTGGTCGAGCTTTGCATTGATATCTGTAAGCGTAACGGCAAGAACAAGCTGATCTGGTTCGGAGATAAGGACAAGACGTTGAATTATTCTCCGAAGAGCGGTGAGATGATCCTGACGGTTCATCGGTGGTTTGCGAATAAAAGCTGTCCGGGAAACTGGATGTATGCGAGGATGGGAGATCTGGCTGAGAAGGTGACGAAAGCGCTGCAGGGATCGGATTCGGGTTCTGGTGGCGGTTCTACTTCAAAGGGTACGCAGGCGGCTGAGCTGAAGGATCTGTCCGAGGCGGATGCGATCAAGAAGGCCGGTGCGCTTTTCACGGCTGACATGAAGAAGAGCGGCATCCTGGCATCGGTATCGCTGGCTCAGTTCATTCTGGAATCCGGGTACGGCAAGAGCGAGCTTGCGCAGAATGCCAACAATATTTTCGGGATGAAGTGCAGCCTGTCCGGGAACACTTGGAGCGGTTCCAGTTGGGATGGAAAGAGTAAGTACACGAAGAAGACGCAGGAACAGCACACGGACGGAAGCTATGAGACGATCACGGCGGATTTCCGCAAATATCCCTGCATTGAGGATTCGATTGCCGATCATTCCGCTTATCTGCTTGGGGCGAAGAACGGAAAGAAGCTCAGGTATGATGGATTGAAGGGATGCACGGATTATAAGAAGGCTGTGCAGATCATCAAGGACGGCGGTTACGCCACAAGCTTGACTTATGTGGAAAAGCTCTGCTCCATCATCGAGAAGTGGAACCTGACGCAGTATGACGCGAAGGATTCCGGCGGCGGTGAAGTGATCCGTTGGTACCGCGTCCGTAAGAGTTGGACTGACAGCAAGAGCCAGAAGGGCGCTTATAAGATTCTGGACAATGCGAAGAAATGCGCGGATCAGAATCCGGGATATAAGGTGTTCGATGCTGACGGCAACGTGGTGTATGAGCCGAAGACCGCGGAGAAGGTGCCGTTTCTGGTGAAGGTCAGTATCTCTGATCTGAATATCAGGTCTGGCCCCGGTACGAACTACAAGAGGGTTCGCTTTATTGAACCGGGTGTGTTCACGATAGTTCAGATATCTTCCGGAGCAGGTGCTTCGATGTGGGGGAAACTGAAGAGCGGAATCGGATGGATCAGTCTGGATTTTGTGAAGAGAGTTTAAGAATGACGGTCGGTGGGGATTAATTTCTCTGCCGGCCGTTATTTTTTTGCTCAAAAATCGGAAAACAGCCCAAACTCATACCTAGACCTCCAGAAAAGCCAAAGGAGGTCTAAGGTATGTTTATCCTGGAATATAAGGACGGAGTTAAGCCTGCAGAGCTTAGTCCGAAGGCAAAGGCTAATATGGAACGCTGTGCGAATTTTCTGGTGGAAATGATAGAAAAGTACGGGAAAGAGGTTCTGGAAGAGATAGAGGCTGAGGAACATGCGGCAGCAGAGAAGCAGGAACAGGAATCGTCGGACACAGATCTGTGATCCGGCGATTTTTGGGTGGTGAAAAAACTTCAAAAGGGGCGCTGACAAACCTATCAAAGCCCGACATAATGAAGTTCCGAGGTACTGTGTGACGATGAGCAACCGAAGGGAGGGATACGGTGAGAAAGAAGAAATGCTATATCTACACGCGAGTCTCTACGGCAGCTCAGACGGAAGGGTACAGCCTGGAGGCACAACAGGAACGCCTCCGCGAGTATGCGGACTATAAGAACCTTGAAATAGCCGGTGAATACTGCGATGCGGGAAAATCCGGAAAGAGCATAGTCGGAAGACCGGCATTCCTGCAGATGCTGGATGATATATCCAGCGAGAAGGACAATATCTCTTTTGTTCTGGTGTTCAAGTTGTCCAGGTTCGGACGGAATGCGGCGGACATACTGAAGTCCCTTCAGCTTCTGGAAGATTATGAGGTTGATCTGATCTGTGTGGAAGACGCCATTGACAGTTCTACGCCGGGCGGAAAGCTGACGCTGACAATTCTGTCTGCCGCGGCAGAGATCGAGCGTGAGAACATCAATGTTCAGTTCATGGCTGGTAAGATGCAGAAGATTCTTAACGGCGGATGGCCTGGAGGACCTGCTCCTTATGGATACCGCAGTGTTAATAAGGAACTGGTAGTAGAGCCGGAAGAGGCAGAAATTGTGAAGCTGATCTTTGACCGGTATATACAGGATGACGGAACACTGAATGGAGTTGCGATCTGGCTGAACAACAACGGATACAGCCGAATCAGCAAGGGCGAAGTAAAGCCGTTCACATATGACTTCATCGTGAA